CCGTCAGCAAGCGGCAGGCTTACGCCCTCCGCCGGACGGAGAAACTTCTTGTCGGTCACGTCTGTGCCTCCGGTTGGATGATGTCGGTGAGGTTGTCGGCCGGGCCGTTGCTGCCCTGGTCGAAATCCCAGGTGGTAGCGAGGCGGGCGAAATCGGGAAGGTCAGCGACGCTGTCGGCACGGCTCGCGATCGTGCTCGCCTGGACGGTCATCAGGCCGACCGCGATATCCATCTCGCCATAGCCATCGGCATAGGCTTGGGAACATGCCGTGACGGTGACCGTGCCAATCTCCTCGATCGACCGGCCATGCAGCAGGATCCGGGACGCCTCCATCGACGAATAGAGGCCGGGGCCTGCGTCGTCCGACATGAAGCGAGCCGTGCGGCTGACATTGCGGACGCAGAAGGTGAGTAGAGCGGTCATGCCAAGGATCGGCGACCGGCCGGCACCATCGCCGATGTCGGTCTTCGACCAGGCGATACCGATGAACGGCGTCACATTCAGGAGCCGCTTGAACTCGGTGAGCGTTAGCTGCGCCGGCACGTGTTCGATGGCCCATTTCGACGGCAGCAGCTCACGCAGGATCTTCTCGATGCCGCGCGTGAAGAGGGTGACGGGATCGGCGGACATCAAAGCCCTCCGCCGGGCGGCGTGAAGAAGGCGGCCGGCCGATCCGAGACGCGCGCGCCGGCGCTGGTGCCGCCGGTGCCGATCGCCTCGACGCCGGCCAGCTCGACGCGGCCGGCCGCGATCGCCTCCAGCCAGCCGATGACTTCCTTGCGCGCCAGGCGCATTTCCTCGGACGGCGACCGATCGCCACCGGTGGCGAGGTCGTAGCGGGCGAGGACGCAGGCCGCGCGATTGAGTTCGGAAGGCGGCGACGGCAGCGGCAGCGGGTAGCGCTTGCGCAGATAGCTGTCGATCTGGACCGAAGCGGCGGAGAGTGCATCCTCGATCCGCGGTGCCTCGACATGATCAGGCAAATCGCCATCAGCCGACGACAGCCGGCGCATTTCGATCGCGCCGAACTTCAGGATCATGTCGGTGATGGTGGCGTAGGGCATGGTCATCCAGGCGTGAGAAAAGGCGGCGGGCATTCGCGCCCGCCGCAGTCAGGCATCAGCCCTTGCGGGGCTTCTTGGGAGGAGCGGCATCGGACGCGGCGCCGGGAACGTTGCCCAGCGACTGCCCGGTGTCAGGGTTGTCCTCGGGCGCCCCAGCCGGATCGGCGCTCAAGGTCTCAGTGGTGTTCGCCGGCTGGCCATCCGGCGTCGGGCCGCCAGGCGCGGGCTCCGGCGAAACCTGCGGGGCGGCGAGCTGGGCTCCATCAACCGGAGCGCTGGCCGGCGCGTCGGTCGAACCGCTATCGGCGCTGGGGGCCTCGCGAGCCGTACCAGACCGCCCCTCCTGGGTATTCTGTTCGTCGCCGGCGAGATCGCGCCGGAGGCTCGCCATCGCCTCGATCGTGAGGCGGCCGGCTTCGGCGAGGAGATCATCGACAGCGTCTTCGGCGCCGGTGACGATCAGCTTCGGCTCGGCCAGGATCTGCGCGAGCTGCTCGGCCGAGAAGAAATCGGCCGGCCAGGTGGTATCGGCGGCATGCGCGATGCCGCCGCGCCGGAAGCCCGGCTGCTTGCAGAGGATGCGAATGCTCATGGTCAGGCGAGCCACGGCACGACGACGAGCTTCGCCGTCTGATAATAGACGTTGCTCGCGCCGGCGGCGTTGATCTGCGCCTCGACGATCGCGCGGCCAGCGGCCTCGTTCGACGGACCAACGATCAGCGTGCGCGGCATCAGGCCGAGCGGACGGGCATAGTCGCCCTTCATGCCCATGAGCGCGGCGCGCGCGGCGTTGTAGTGGGCGACGTCGAGCGTCTGCTTCGAACCCCAGGCGAACTGCCAGAAGCCGTAGCCGACATTGTGCCGAGCATCGACGCCGTAGATGAACTGCTTCTTGTTGAAGACGTTCTCGTCGTCGAGCTTGTCCTTGGCGACCAGCTGCCAGTCCTTGCGCTTCTGCAGGATGAGCGGCTTCAGCGCGCGGCTGTCGTCGACGAGATACCAGCCCTCGCCGGAACCGCCATCGGTATTGGCGACCGACTGTTCGACGCCGTTGGCATCGAGCACGGGGTGGTCAGTGTCGAAGAAATACTGGCCGTCATAGCAGTTGGTCGCGAAGCCGGCCTTCAGCAGGCCCCAGACGAGCTGGTCGTAATTCGCGGTGGAGGAGCGGCCGAGTTCCGTGAAGAGCGGGCCGTAGATGCCGATGTTGTCGTCTTCGATATCGTTGCGATCGACACCGATCGTGACCTCGTAGTCCTTGTTCGAGATCGCGTACTTGCCCTGTGAGATGTTCTGGATGACGCGGTCGCCCAGCCACTCGCGAACATTCGGGATCTTGCCGAGCCAGCCATACTCCTCCTTGCCGGTCGTCGACGGCACGGCGGTGGCGATGGTCGGCCACTGCGATTCTCCCTGGCTGAGCCCGGCCTGAAACGCGGTGTTGAAGGCGACGCCAAGCGTCGCAAGATTGCTGCGATTGATGAGCATGAGACGGTCCCTAGAACTCGACCCAGACGCCCTGGGCGTCCACGTCGCGGATGATGCCGGCGGCAGAGCGGGTGTTGGTGCCGTTCGTCTTGGCGACGGTCTCGTCGTCGACGACGTAGCAGGTGGCGCCGATGTCGGTCAGCGCGATGGCATCGGTCGAGGCCGAGTTCTTGAAGCGTCCGGCCACGCGGCGGACGCGGACGAATGCCGCGCCATTGCCGCCGGCATTGACCACCTGCTCCGCAGCGACACCGATCGTCTTGAGCGTGGTGGCGACCGAGCCAGGCACCGCATATCCAGCGGCGTTGAGGCAGGTCATGCCGCCGGCGTAGATGGTCGTCGCGGCTGCCACCGGCAGCACATACTCCGTCACGTGGCGCGTTGGCGTGTTGCGATCCTTCGAGAGAGCCATCAGAGCGTCTCCAGCGTCATGTCAGCCTTGGTCTTGGCGAAGGCTTCGGGCTTGATGCCCATCAGGTGCGCGACCTGCCGCTCCTCGGCCGAGAGCCCCTCGGCGCCGGTCTCGCCGGTCCTCGGCGGCACGACCAGGCCGCCGGAATGGAGCGACGGCATCACCGCGATTTCCTTGGCGACGCCTTCCGGGTCGGCCATGTGACGGGCGATATAGTGGTCGCGCAGCGGCTTGAGGCCGACCTTTCCCGCCTTGATCGCGTCGTCGACCGCCCGCTCGGCGACACCGCGCGCCGTCGTCTGCTGCAGCGTCTCGAGCGACGTTTGCAGCGCGATCACAGTGTTCCTGAGCTGGCCGACATCGCCGGCCGCTGCCTGACGCTGCTGCAGCTGGATGACGAGCTGGTCCGGCGCGGTCGCCGCGTCGATGCCAGCCGCAGCCATGATCGCTGCGAGCTGCGCCGAGTGCGTCGAGATCGCCGTCGCCTGCGCATCGGCGGCAGCAAGGATTTCCGCTTCCGTAGCGGTCGCGGCGAGGCCAAGGGCCTTCCGCAGCTTGTCGAGGTCCATGTCGGGGCTCCGGTGGTGGAGAGTGGTCAGGTTGAGGTTCGGGTTGTTCGTGAGCGAAGCGCGGGCGATCGCGCCGACGACGAGCGTCTTCTCCGCGACCATCAGGCCAGGCGAGATGCCGCGATAAGCTTTCTCGGCCATGAGCGCCTGGCCGGCCGGCGTCCATTCGACCCGACCCCAGATGCCATCCGCACGCGCTTCGAGCTGAACGATCCAGCCGCGCGCCGGCGAGGGCTCGCCCTTCGGCGCCGCCAGGTCGATCGAATGGTTCTCGTCGATCGGCAGCTTGCCGCCGCCAGCATGCATCGAATGCGTGATGACGGCGGCCGGATCGGCGAGCGTGTAGGGACCGCGTCCGTCGATGCCCTTGAACGAGCCGGCCGGAACGAGGTGGATCCACTCGGGTGCTGTTGCATCCGTCGAGAGCGCCGAAAAAAGCTGGATGAGCTGATGCATGAAGGCATCATGGGGAATGCCCACGGCGATTTTCATGCCTACACGTGCAAGGAGGCTCCAGCCCGATCGCCGTTCAGGTGGGTGGGATGGCCCACGTCAGGGCCGGGAGGCCGCTCTTAGGCCTCTTACAGGCTCTTATTCGGCGCTTGCCGGATAGAGCGGGCGATCTGCCGGTCGAGGGCGTCGGTGACCGTCTCCAGGATGGTCCGCTCGTCGGTCGGCCCAATGCCGAGATAGGGCCGCGCCGGGATCGTCACCGACTTCGCCTTCACCAGTCCGCCGGCCAGCTCGAAAAAGAGATGGCTGGCGTTCTTCGGCGTGATCGTAGCGCCAAACTGGTGCACCGCGCCATAGATCTTGTTGGTGCCGACCTCGACGGCGTTGCGGCTGGCCTTCGACGTGATCGAGCCCATCAGGCCGCCGCGCATGCCGTGCTCGCGCAGGATGCCGGGACCAGACTTGATCGCGGCATAGGCCGGCAGCAACGGCGCCCAGGGCTCGCCATCGGGATCGACGGCGTCCATGAAGCGGTCTTGCGTGTCGCGCACCAGGCCGACGCCGATCGCCTTCATGATCGGCGTGGTGTCGTCCATCATGCCCTTGAGGGCAGCAAAGGCGCGGGCGGCTTCCTTGGCGTCGACACTCGCCGACATCGAGGCACCGGTCATTGATGCTTCTCCCGCTCTGGCCTATATTGACGATGGCGCCTGAGACAAAGCAGCTCGTCTGCGCGCGCTCCGGTACTACACCGCGAGGGGATGGCGACCCTCCGGGCGCCGATTATCCTAGCCACCATCGCGAACCATCTTCTTGCCGCGTGTCAGACGCGCGATGCGACGGGCCCCGACTTCCTGATAGGTCGGAACGATGAGCTTCGCCGTTCCATCCGCCCCGGTCGCGACGCGCACGACAGCCATCATCTGCCGTCCCTCGATCTCGCCATGGATCGTGACCTGTCGCCATTTGAGGGGCGTCTCGTCGGTGGCGATGTCGGTCCAGGCGCGGCCGCGCCGGATGAGGGCGCCGATCTGCGACCAGAGCTTCGGCGTCACCTCTGGATGCGCGTTGCTGGGCAGGCCTCCGTGATCCGACGCAAGGCCGGCGACCTTGCGAATGCGCCACGGCGTAAGGGCTACGTCGCGCGCATCGGTCTCAAGCGCCCTGCCAATCTGATCGTCGATCTTGGCAACGATCGTCTCCGCGTAGACATCGGCCGCGCGGCCTGCGAGGGCATCCTCGGCCATTTGACCGACTGCCTTCGGCGAGGCCACTGCCGGACGCCGCAACGGCTTCAGCAATGGGCTATCCGGAGACTGCGGGATCGGAATGCCCGGCACGCCCGGCGACGGCGGAATTATAAGAGGCGGATCATCGTTGGCGGCCGCAGGCGGCGCCAGGCTGGGTTTCGGCTGCGCCTTGGGCGCGGCGATCGGGCGGCCGGGCTTCAGCGTCGCATAGTCGGGGATCTTCGCCTCGCCCTTCCACTCGGCGCCGACATTGTAATCGAAGCCGGGATCGATGCCCTTCGGCACCTGGTGCTTGTCGCCGGTCTTCCGGTTGACCCATTCGCGATATTCGATCTTCGGCGCCTTGTCCGGCCCGCTCCTGCCCATGCGCTGGAGGTCGCGCGCTGAACAGACGCGGACCCAGCAGCCGCAGCGCCAGCCGTTCGGCGGATAGTGCGTGTTCCACCAGGAATCGTCGGCGCGGAGCACCAGGCCGTCCCAGGACTTGTGATCGTGTCGGGGATGCAGCGAGCCCGAATGGACGTACATCCAGTAAGGAAAGGCGGCGAGCGTCTCCGGCTCGGTCTGCTGGGCGTAGCGGCCGGCCGCATAGGCCATCGACAGGTTGGTCTCGTAGATGATCAGCGAACGCCAGCCTGGCGTGCCGCTGTGCTGCCAGCCATGCCGTTCGGAGATCGACGTGAAGTCCTTGAGGAAGTCGGCCTTGGTCGATCCGGTTTCGGCCGCCTTGAGCGCCGCCTGCTGAAAGTCGGCGGAGAGCGCATCTGAGGTCGCGCCGGCCACCGTGTAGGACTTTGCGTTCAGCCTCTGCCAGATCGTTGTCCAGTCGTCGGACTTGACCGCGACCTTGCTGCGCAGAAAGTCAATCGCCTCCTGCGGCGCGAGATCGAGCGCGGCAATGGTGCCGGAGATGGCCACTCAGCCCTCGCGGATCTCGTCGAGCAGCTCGGATTGTCCGACCAGGTGCGCGAGCGCCATGCCGCTCTGCATCGCTGCCGCGAAGGCATCGGGCGAAAGGTTGAGCTTGGCGAGCTTCTCGGCTGCCGAATGCAGATCGGGCGCCGCCTCGAACACGGCCCGAACTTCGTCGACCATGCCGGCCAGCGCGCCGCGCGCATCGAGCGCAAGGCGCTCCGTCATCTTGGCAACCAAGTCATTCGGTGGCGTTGCCGCGTGCAGCGACAGCAGCCGGCGCAGGCCATGCTGCAGCGTCGGGGCCGGTGCCGCCGGCGTGGCGGCACGGCCGCCGACGACGATGGCGTCCGGCGCCGGTTCGGTCACGCCGAGGCGGTCGCGGATCTGGCTGGCCTCGACGGTCAAGCCGAGCGGCCCGAGCTTCTCGACCGCGTTCACCAGTTCGTCGATCGGCAGCTCGTCCGGCCGGCCGATGGTGAGCCTCGGATATTTCGCCTGCGGCCCGAAATTGAACGCGACGATCTTATGGACGAGCTGGCGCGTCAGCGTCGCCGAGCCGAGCTTGGCGTCCGAGCGTTCGAGGTCCTCCTGGACCAGGCGGTGCGCGGCGTTGCCGGCGATCCCGCCGCCAAGCGCGTCGGTGGTGGACGTTTGGCCGAGCACCAGCTTCGAGACCTGCCGATCCATCCAGTCGGCGCGCTTCTCATAGACCTCGGCATTCGTCGCGGCGTTTTTCAGCTCGACGAACTCGATCTCCATGCTCTTCGGGATGATCGCGGCGCAGTCGCCGGCGATGTTGGCGACCGCCGACCAGAGCACGTCCTTGTCCGCTTCCGAGGCGCTTCCATCATAGCGGCCGATGCGGATCGGTGTGCCGTAGTTCTGGACGAAGATTGCCCAGTCGCGCAGCGTGAAGGCTTTGTACATCCACGCCCATGACGCGGCGCGGGCGAGGCCGCCCCGGATCGTCAGACCGGACTTGGACTTGTGCTTGTGAACGATGAAGCGATGGTCGCCCAGCTCTTCCTTGGTCGCTCCGTCGATCAGCATAAGCCGGTCGCGCGTCACGTCGTCAAAGGTGAAGTACCGCGGATCGCGCCAGTTGAGCGCCGCCGGCTCGATCCTTTTCGGGTCGGTGCTCCATTCGATTTCGAGGACGGAGAAGCCCTTGCCGATCGCGTCAAAGAGGTCGAACAGAGCCGCGTCAAGGATGCCCTCAGCGAGCCATTCCCGAACGAAGTCGGCATGCGCGATATGGTCCTTGTCGTCGGATGCCGCCTCGATCGTGATCGGCAGCTGCGCCACCTGACGCTTTCGCGTGCCGATGACGCCGAGATAGTGGAGGTCGCGCTCCTCGATGTCCTCGGCCAGCTCAAGATAGGCGAGCGGGTCGCCTTGTGCCGCCTGGCGGTGGATCGAGGCGAGCCGCCTCGGCGTCAGTCCATCGGCCGGGTGCCCGGAGATCGGCGAGCGCACGCCGGTCAGCGTGGCGGTCGCGCGCTGTTCGCCATAGAGCTGATCGCGATCGACCGGCTTGCCATCCGGACCGAGGATTGTCGAAAACCGCGCCATCAGAGCCGACCTCGCATTCGGGGATAGATCGATCCGCCCCGGTCATCGTCGCGGCCGGGCCGCATGAAGCTGTTGCTGCTGCCCGAGCCCAGGCCGCCAACTGGCTGCGCCGCCGATCGGTAGCCGTATTCGACAGGATCGGCCCTGCTGGCGGCGTAGGCGAGCAGTGCGGCGACGAAGGAGTCGCCGTGCCGCTTCTTGCCATCCGCGCCCGTAGTTCGGACGGGCGGGATCGTCGGGATGCCAGCTCGCACGACGGGGAGCTGCATGTCCTTCTTGATGTCGAGGTCGCGCGGGATCGCGATCCCGTCATCCTCGAATGCAGCACGGAACGGCGGCACATTGTCGACGTACCAGGTGGCGGAGAGCTTCACCTGCTCGACGCGCGTCGGCCCATAGCGCATGGCGAAAGTCTCGGCGAGCTGGGCGCCGATGCCGATGGCGTCGAACTTCGCGGCCGAGAATCGCGGCAGGCGATCGCAGATGAACTGCCCGATCTGCCATTGCTGCTCGAATGGAATGTTGCGCAGCTCGACGACGAAGGGAGTGATCCGCTTTAAGTTGCGTGTCGTCTGCAGCGGCCAGTAGACCGTGAGATCGGAGATGCGGCCGAAGTCGCCGCCGAGCGATGTCGGCAGATGCGGATCCATTCCCTCGATCACGGCAGCGAGATTTGCGTCGCACCACTGCTCGATCTCGGCGCGGCGCTGTGCTTCAGGCAGCAACGCGAAGATGGCTGGCTTCTCAAGGCGCAGGACCGACACGTCGGCCGTCATGCGGGCTTCGATCAGAGCCCCGCTCAAAACGCTACCGCCGCCCTGCGACGGAATGCAGAAGAACTCTTCGTCGGCGGCGTCGCCGGCGGCGTCGATCAAATCTTGCCGCCAGCGTGCCTCGCCGGCAGCAGTCCACGCGTTGCCCTGCTTTTCGCAGATGCGCCGATAGAGACCGTCCATGAGGGCGTCATCGAGCGTCAGCGACAGGAGCTGGTAAGGCTTCCGCTTCGTCCGCGCTGCGTCGACGATCGCGTTGAAGGCGTTCGCGTCGCCGAAATGCGTCGAGATGACCAGGATCTTGCCGCCCCACATCAGGAAGGGAACGGCGGCGTCGATCACGGCCTGCAGCTCGTCATGGAACGCGGCCTCGTCGAGGATGAGATAGCCCTGACGACCGCGCAGTGATCGCGGACGGGATGGCAGCGCGACGATCTCGTTGCCCGATGCGAACTCAATGCGGAACGCCTGAATCGGCTTGCCGTCATCGTCGAAGATATAGGGGTGGATACCGGCCTCGGTCAGCGCCTCGCCGAACGACTCTGCCCACATGGCGGAGGTGCCGATGAACTCCCGCGCCATGTCGAGATTGTAGCCCATATAGAGCACGTCCATGCCGCCCTTGCCGCGCGCGGCGGCCGCCGTCAGGACAGCGTCGGCCGCTGCCGCCCATGTCATGCCGGTGCGTCGAGACTTCTCGCAAATGACCACCTTGTGCAGGGCGGTCGTTTCGAGCAGGCGCGCCTGGTAGCGCAGCAGAATGTTGTGGGTCTCCGCCGGATCGGCATTGGACCGCAGCTCGGCCCAACGCTGTTCCGTGATTGCCCGACCGGATAGTCCGTTCTCGTCGAGGAACATCAGTCGCGGTTCCTGATCTGGACGCCGATCGCCTTCTTGAGCGCCTCGATATCCTCGGGCGATCCGCCCTGAGCCTTCATGACGGCTTCCACGGCCTGTCCGGCCTTCTTGGTCAGCTCGTCCTGCATTTGCTTGCGGGTATCGGTGCTGATCTTTTTCGCCTCTTCCGCGTGCTTCAACGCCCGTGAGGTGAACATGAGCATCTCGGCCGTCTCGCCATCGGCGGGCAGCTCGCCCGCGTTGGACAGCATTTCGGAGATGAGGGTCTTGATCGTTTCGGAAACGAGCAGCGTCAGGCTGTTGTCGCCGGCCTGGTCGAGCTTCGGCGCCAGGACGGCGGCGATTTCCCGCGTCTCCTGCAGCCGCCGGCCGAGCTTTGCCAGCCGCATGGCCGCACGATTGAGCGACGATCGCGAGGCTTGCGGCACATCGGCCGTGATGCCTTCAGCCCAGGCGGCCGCCCGCAGGCGGTTGTTGACCTCGTCGAGGATCTCGAGCTGGGTGAGCTTGCTTTCCTTGAGCTGGTCATAGGCCCAAATGCGAACCGGCTCCGCCCAATCGGGAAGCGTGTCCCAAAATGAAAGCCGGCCGCGCCCGCTCGCCATGATCAGACCTCCGGCCGGGAGGGCCGCTTGATGCCTTCGATGACGAAGTGACGGTCAAGGTGACGGCGTCCACGATCCGTGAGGGTCGCGATCTTGACCGTGCCGGCGACTTGGACGGTGACGGCGCCGGCCTCGGCAAGCCATGACAGCTCGTCGTGCACCCAGGCGCGTTCCTTGAAGATGCCATAGGTCTCCAGCGTCGGAACGATCAGGGACGATGACAGCGTCTCGTTCACCTGTTCGGCCAGCGCCTTCAAAATGATGAGGCGAGCCTCCTCCCGCATCAACCGCGCAAAATCCGTCACTTCGCCCTCTCAAGCATGAATTCCTGCAGGCGCTCGGAGATCGCGGCGACCGGCTGGAGCCTTTCGCTCAGGACCGCGATCTTGCCGTTCATCTCGGCGAGCGTGATTTCCATGCGCTGGATGCCGTCCTTGGACGGCAAATGGCGCATGTCGGTCTCCATCCGCGCGACCTTCTGTTCGAGATCGAGGACGCGCTCGTCGACTTTCCTGATGGCGACGCTGTTGTCGCGGGAGCCGCGCGTCAGCACCGTGAAGATGATGGTGCCGAGGGAGGCGACCATCGAACAGATCGACAGCCAAAGCTGGACATCGGAAGGGCTCAAGCGGCGTTCCTTTCATGGTCCGCCTGGCAGCCCGTGCAGCGGATGGCGTTGGGGATGAGCTGGCGCCGGAGCGGCGGGATCGGTTCGCCGCAGGCGACGCAGTCCGCGAGATCGAGCGGGGCGGCAGGCGCTTTCAGGCGGGCAACGCTGGCGGCGCGCTCGCGCTCCGCCAGGTCGTTCGCCTGGTCGGCATCGTCGCTCATGCCTCCAGCTTCTTTCCGAAGATCGCCTTGGCCGTGTGACCGCCGCCATAGATGGTCAGCCAGATCGCCGCGATGCCGATGACGTTGTCGTAGGGAACGGCGATCGAGATCGCGAACAGCGCGAGCACCCAAGGGCCGAGGATGAACGACTGCAGGATGATCGCGACGATCAGCCAGGAAAGCGCCGGCCGCCAGCCCCATGAAAAGAAGCCCTCGGCCGATTCCTGCGCCTGGATCGAGGCCATCAGTTCGAGGCCCTTGGCCTGAAGCGACGACCATTCGTCATAGCGGTCGACTTCCAGCTTCTGCAGCTGGGTCGAGGCCTCGGCCGGGTCCTTCTGGATCGCGGCTGTGACCGCTTCCGGCGTCGCTTCGTTAAGGCCGAGAGCGCCGGCCACCGCCTGGCCGACCAGGCCGCCGACCGCCGTGCCGAGCGGGCCGCCGATGATGGTGCCGAGCGTTGTGGCGCCGGCGCCCGTCAACGGCCCCGCGATGTCTTTCCAGTTCATGTCAGGCTCCGGTGGGGTTCGCCGCGACGGCGCGGACGGCCGCAGCGACCTCGCGGCGCGCGCGGGCGCGGCGGATGAGAACGATGCCGCAGATGATGATGATGATGGCGGCGACGCCGAGCGCGGCGATCGCGGTCCAGTCGAGCGAGCCGGTCGCGCTGGCGCCCGTCCCGGCCGCGCCGATCGCGCCACCGCCGGAGACGACCTTGCCGCCCTGTTTCTTGTCAGCGGTTGCGGCCTGCTCGTCAGCGGCAGCGATCTCGTTGAGCTTGGCCGTCGTCTGGCCGGCCATCAGCAGCGCCTTGGCCTTGACTGCGCCGACGCGCGTGCCCCAGCCCTTGCCGAACGTCTTCCAGCTCGTCAGCCCGCGCAGGAAGGCGAGACGGGAATCGCAGATCTGGACGACGAGGTTGCCAGACGGCCAAGTGCTGACACTGGCGAGGGTCGACACGCCGATCGCGCCGTCCTGCTTGACGCCGACCACCTTCTGCAGCGCCTTGGCAGCGCGCGAGACGCCGGAATTGACGCCATAGTCGAACGTCGCGAGATCGACGCCGCGCGGCAGCTGGTCGCCCGAAACGGCCTGCCAATAGTTCCGGCGATAGATCGGCGTGACGTCGGCGACGGTCAGCGCCTTGACCTCGGCCTTGGTCGCCTTGCGGCCTAGCCATGTCGACAGCGTCCCGAGCGTCACACCGCGATTGGTGGCGCCGCCGGGATCCTTCGGATTGTCGACATAGCCGCCCTCATAGGCGAGGGTGACGGCAAGACAGGCGGGAAAATTCGAGGAAGCCACGAGGCGCGCTCCGAACACAGGTGTTCGGAGAACATGCCCACACATGCAGGGGTACGTTCATGCCTGCAGGTGCTAGGTGGGAAAGAGATCGAGTTGTGCTGCGGTCAATTCGTGTTGCGAAAGCCGGCGCCAAATCGTCGTTTGACTGCACTGCAACCGTCGACCGATCTCAGCATAGGACATGCCGCGCGATCTGTAGATGAGAATTCGCCATTCGCGAGCGACCGGCACCATGATCGCTTCTCCGCCGCGCGCTTCGACAAGCGCGCGGGCAGCGTCGAGGCCGACCGCCTTGGCGAGCGGATCATCGGGTCCAACGGACTTTGGAACATAATACCGCGCCGGCGCCTGCCATTCGATGAGCGCGAGCGCGCCCTCTGCGCCCATCATCTGGACGAGGCGAATGACTTCCTTCGTCGGCGGCGGCAACGTGCTCATTCCGCGAACCGGAGCTTTCGGATGCACACGGTCATCGCCTGGGCGCGATCGTCCGAACGATAGACGAGCCGGACTGTGTGCGTGCCGTCATTGCAGCGCCAGACGCCCGAGCTGCTCATCAGCCGCAGCCCGCGCGCGATCCAATCGGCATGCAGATCCCAGACGGCGCGGGCGACTTCCTCAAGAACCGCTTCCGACACGCGCCATTTGAAACTCTTGCTCCTACGCCCCCTCATGACGGCCTCCGCTGCGGCGCCGGCGCGTCGCACCAGCTCTGCCGCCGTTCGCCGTGGTAGGGCCGCGCCAGCCCTTCGAAGATCATGACGCGGGCGACATCGACGCCGTTGACGCGGATGATCGCCAGCGTCCGGCGATACTTGTCCTTCCGGGTCGAGCGGATCACTTCGACATGGTCGCCGGAGATCAGCTCGGCCATGCGATCGCGCGCTCGCTCGGCGAGGCGCTTCTCGGCGCGGCAGCGCGCATGCAGCTCGGGCGCGTCGAGCCCGATGATGCGGATGCGCTCGTCGCCCAGGCGCACGGTGTCGCCATCGACGGCCGTGAGGTCCGAGGCAGCGGCCGAGCCGACCAGGAGGGCGGAAAGGCAGAAAGCCAGAAAGCCAGATTTCATGATTTCCTCATCTTGCGGATCTGCGCGCCCAGCTCGGCGATCATGCCGTCGAGGTTGAAGACCTTGGCGAGATCGACGGGCGCGACGCCGAGGATGCGGACCTGGGCGGCTATCACCGCGCGCTTGCTCTCATGTGGCAGTGCCGCCTTGGCAGCCGGCCAGACGACACCTGCGTCGCGCGCCATCTTGGCTTTGAGCGCCTCGATCACCTTGGCGGCGTCGCGCGGATCGCGCACCCAATCGACATGGTCGATGCCCGTCTGCCGGCGCGCGAAGGCGGCGAGCGCCTCGTCCGAGCGGTCGCGCATGATCCCGAGATTATAGGCCGAGAGCCAAAGCGCGCGGATCTTCGGCACATAGGGGCCGGTCAACACAAGCGCGCCGCCGACGCGGCGCCCGCGCTCCTCCTGCCCCTTGACGGTCGGCGCGTGTGGAGAGCGGGCGACGACCTCAAAGCCCATGCGCTTGAACTCGTCGAGTACCTTGCCGCGCTCGGCCGGTGACATGTCGCGCGACGACCGCTTGCCGGTGATGCGCTCCAGCACGGCGCGATAGTCTTCGTCCTCAAGCGCGAGCTGCTTCTTGGCGACGTGGAGAACTGCGTTCGAATTCACTGCGGCACCTCGTTCTGTTGCGCCATCTGGAAGGCGGCGAGCGCCTGCCGGAGATCGCTCTCGCGCGGCGCCCATGCTTCGAAAAACAGATAAAGTTCGCCGAGCAGCCGCCCGGAGATGCGAAGGTCAGCGATCACGCGCTGTGTGGCTTCGTGATCGCCGAGGACAGTCGGCCCGCCTTCGGAGCGCGGCAGCACTAGCGTTTCCATGGCCTCGGCGGCGCGCGCCTCATGCTGCGCCACCATGAACAGTGCCGACGCGATGGCGCCGAAGCTTTCCGAAGGCAGGCCGCCGGTCAATTGACGGCTCCCTGATGCTCGAGGATCTCGTCCACGTATCGCGCCAGCATCTCCGCGGTGTCACTCACCAGCCGGCTCGCCGCGTCGGACGGCGAGCAGAGAGCCGTGGAGAGGGCGATCGAAGCGGCAAGTGACGTGTCGACGATCGCCGCCGCGAGCATCACTCGAAGGACGAAGATCTCCTGCTCACGCCGCACGAGACCTCTGTTCTTGAAGGCGGCGTAGATCTCGTTTGCCGCTGAGAGCGCGGCCTCGGCGTCGGCTGGGGACAGATTGACAAGGCTGCTGGTCATCAGTGCGCCCGCGCCTTGACGGTGGCGCGCCCAGGCGCCACCGCGAAGTTGCCGATGCCATCGACGACGACCTTGATCCAGCCGCCGAGCAACAGCTCGTGAACGCGGCCGATGGCGCCGGCCGAGCCGTCGAGCAGCCAGAACTCGACGAGGTCGCCGACCGCCGGCTGCGCCGTCGTCTCGGCCGGGCGAAGATCGTCGGCCTCGAAGGTCTTGAGGACGGCATCGCTCATGTCAGCAGCCCCGCGACCGCCTCGGGCCGGCTGGTGACGCTGGCCTCGATCGAGATCTCGCGGCCGGCCCAATATCCGCTGGCGCGCGCCGCGTCGCGGAAGCGCCCCTTGGAAGCGGCAACCGGATCGGCCTTGCCGAACTGCATGCCACGACGCATCAACTCTGAACGCAGTGCGGCATCGTTCTTTTGCACGACGAGCGCGGCCGTGCCCGGTGCCCTGGCTTCCAGACGGCGCCAAAGGCCGGCGCGCAGCTTGACGGAGATCGACGCCGCAAAGCCCTCGGCGAAGGCCTTGAGTGCTCGGATCCGCGTTTTGGTGGTGCGCCGGCGCCGATAGGCATCCGTTTCCTTGAACGCCGTGGTCGCGCCGTCAGCCGCGCGCCGGATCACTTCGTGCACATACTCGGCGACGAGGACGTCGGCCGCACGGCCGAAATACACGAAGCGCCAGCGGTTCCCGACACGGTCAAGATAGCCCGTGCAGTGAGCAAAGCGGGCAACGGACGGCCAGATCGTGTCGAGTGGCGAGCGGCGTCCGGCCATCGGCACCGCAGCCTCATCGAAGCTCGGCGCATCCAGATCGACCTCGGTGAGGTTATGCGCCTCCATCAATTCGGCGGCCTTTTCGGCTGCGGCGATCGCCTCGGCCTCGGTGCAGCCGTTCTCTGTCGTCTTGGCGCGCAAGGCGGCGAGCTTGGCACGGAGCTTGGCGAGATCAGGAGACGACATTGCCGCGCTCCTGCTCAATCTCACCGAACTGAACCCTCATCGAGCGAGAGCCGAGATGCAGAACGCCGGTGTCGCGACACTCGCGGTAGAGGTCACGGAAGTACGCCTCCGCAAGATCGGCGGAGACAAGCGTTACGGTGACTACAACGTGGCGTCGGGAGGGATCGATGACGATATCAACGCCCTCAATAGATCCTGCTGCGCTCAGGGTGTCGGGTGCTTGATTGTCCATCGCCGCGCCCTAAGCCTTGGCCAGGTCGATGGTGATCGGGCGCCAGGCGGCGCTGCCGGTCTCGCGCTCGTGGAAGTTCACATAGACCTTGGAGCCGATGACGCGGATCGAATCGCGGATCGCCTGCATGGCGTTCTGCCAACGCTCATCCTCGATCCCGACGCGCAGCAACATGAACAGCTCCGAACGGTTGATCTGGCCTTCCTTGTCGACGTTGAAGGCGCGGTTGACGATGGCGCGCAGCTCGTCGCCAGTGCCCGCCGACCATTCGGTCAGGCAGGCATCGACCAGCTTTTTTGCCGCCTGCAGCTCCGGGCCGAATTCGAGCTGGTCCGCCACCTTGAACGACACTTTCATGGTACCGTCGAAGCTCGTCAGCGAGACATTGCCCTTCGCCCCGCCGATCTTGGCGCCATATTCCTGGTCGATCAGTGCCTGCAGGTTGCCGAGGTCCTCGAAGCAGTGCCCCTTGAACCGGGCGATCTGGTCCGAGAGATCACGGGCGAAGGCGATCATCTTGCGGACAGTCTCGTCCTGCAGCTGGTCCATGGGCTTCACCATGGAGAGCGGCACCAGCGAGCCCTTGGCATCCTCCATGTACTGCTTGCCGCCGATTTCCTGGACGGCGCCGGCCTGGACGCTTTTGAGCGTCGCGGCTGCGCGATTGACGTCTTCGATATTGAGCATGGTTCAGAGATCCTTGCGTTTGCGAGGCGGGGACATAACGGTGAGGACGCGATAGCCAGCGACCAGCGCCGCTGCCTCGCGGCGAGCGCGGAGACGCTCCTTGACCGCCTTTTCTTCGGTGATGCGCTGGCGACGAAGCCAAAGCTTCGCCCTTTCGCGCCGGACGATCGCGGCCGCGCGGCGATCGGCATCGGACTTCTCGGCGATCAGCAGCTCGATGTCGGATCGGCGGACAGCGCCGCCCATCGCATGATGGATCGCAGGGATGGTCAGCCCCCGACCGAACATGTCGAGGACCATCGCGCGGTGCTGCGGCTCGATCATCGCGCGCCTCCGCCGGCCTTCATGACGGCCTCCGGAATGGAACGATGTTGCCCCCGGCCATCGCGAAAAGGGGCGGAGGCATAGGGCCGAAATGTGCCCGCTCCTGTTCGAGATGGCGCACTTCCAACGCCAGCGCGCGGAGCGTGAGGCGATGCGCAAGCACAGCCTCCGGCGCCATCTGCAGGCCGCTATGCTCGAACTCGGCGAAGCGATCCGCCAATTCTTTCAGGGTGTCAGAAACCATCACTTCCTCCCTAAGCCGCGTCGCTGTCGAGATTGGTGGCCGAGAGCTGCTCCCATGCGGCGCGGACATGACGCTCGTCGAGCGTCTCGCCGCTGCCGGCGGCCAGCATGTGCGCCAGGCGGATTGTCTTGGTCATGTTGCGGAGCGCGCCGGGCTTGGCGGCGATCTGCTTCAGCAGGCGCACAATGGGGTCGCCCTGCAGGCCCCAAGCATCGAGAAGAGCAGTGATGTCCTTGGCCTTGGACTTCGGCTGGTTGATGCGCATGCCGACACGGCTGAAGAGCTGGGCGAACTGGGAGCCGCGCGCGCCGCCGGCCCCTTGAAGGCGGGCATAGAGGCTTTCGTTGCCGGCGACAGCGATGCCGATCTTCGCCGTATCATGGATCGAGCGCAGCTGATCTAACGCCGATGTCGAGAGATGCTGCGCCTCGTCGATGATGATCAGGCCAGACGAGCCCCGCAGGCGGTTGCAGATCGCACGGCTCACCCAGGCCGAGCGCTTTTCGACGATGCCGATAGCCTCGGCGACCCCAACGAGCATGTTGTTGGGCGATGCCATGATCGGATCGGCTGTGATGACGAACACGTTTGGCGCGCGACGCTGCTGCGCCTCGATAGCGCTCGTCTTTCCGATGCCGGCGCCACCGACGACGACGACGAAGTCGGGCGCCGCCTGTGCGAAGTTGAGGAGATCGAGGATCCCCATAGCGGTGGGCGTTGCCACGAAGCCAGGCGCATCGGGAAGCACCGAGATCGTGCGGGCGCGCACGCGCCGCGTCTCCAGCCAGCGCCGCACGAGCGCCGCCTTGTCGGCGGTGTCGCCCTTATAGGTTCCGCCCATCCATGGCGTGAAGGTGCCGTAGGGGATACCGGTTTCTTTGGCGATATCCTGCTGCGTCAGCTTCTCGGTCGCCATGATCAGGCGGACCTCGGCGCGAAGCGCCTCCTGATCGTCGGCCGGGCGTTCTTCTGTTTCGACGAGTGTCATGCTAGAAAGCTCCTGTTCAAGACTGCTGTTTCCGGCGCGGACGATTGCTACTCGTCCGCGCCGTTTTCGTTGGAGACGATGCGCAACCGCTGCACCGCCTTGCCGAAATCGGTCATCACTTCGTCCTGCTCGTAGTCGTTGGCCGGACGGGAATTGGCGGCGAGGTTGCCGAACACCGGGCGGATGAGACGAGGCGCCGTGACCGGCTCCG